AGTGCACCTGCTTTTGTCTCGTTGTCATCTTCAGCTTCCGGTTTGTCCAGTGGCTGAATATGGGGCGGCAACGAAATACCGGGGGGCAAAATCAATCCTGATTCACTCATGGGATTTTTCAACTTTCTCAAGCAGGTCAAGTAAATAACGCTCTGCGAGAGCTAGACCTGAAATAATCCCGCAGAGTTTTTGGTATTCCTCAAATGATCGACATACTCCCCCAGCCAAGTCATCGGCATAGTTGTTCATGTCTGTACGTAATTTGTCGCGCAATACGTGTGCGAAGTCTTGAATCATTTCTTAGAACCTTGGTTCCTGCCATTTTGAAGCGCAGCAGTTCGCGCTTGTAGAGCCATCTGAGCTTTACTCTTTGCGATGTCAGCCCCCATCTGGAGACCAGCACGTTCTTGTTCAAACTGTTGCTTGAATTCGCTCTCTTTGATTTGCGCACCTGTGCGAAGAGCATCCAACTCCAGTCTGCCACTGACTTCTTGCTCTTTCAAAGCCTGTTCGTCGGCCTTGGCAGCAGCGTCCATCATGATCTTTTGTTTCTTCAACTCCAGTTCCTGCGCCTTGAGTTGTAGTTCTTGCATCTGCAACTGCAAGACAGGGTCTTGGGCTTGTTGCTGTGCCTGCATCTGCGCGGCCTTGGCCTGATCCTGCATGAGCACCTGCTGCGCTGCTTGAGCCATCATGCCGGACAAGGCAATCTCGATCTGCGGTGGCAACTTCTCGTCTTCGGGAGGCAGCGGCATTCCCAATTGCTGCTCAATCTGCTGACGCATCTTGAAGCCTACGTGCTCTGCAATGTGAGCAGTGATTGCTCCCATGATCTTGGCCGCTTGTGGGTTCTGGCCAATGAATTGCTGAATCATCGGGTCTTGCACCAGCATCATGTGCACTTGTATGTGTGCGTCGTGGTTCTGATGCAAGAACGCTTTCATAGGCGTACCCTTGAGCGCGTTCTGGTTCTCTTGCACGGGGTCGATTGGCTTCATGTCCTCTTCAATTGGCACAAGCTTCTCGGCGTTCTTGATGCCCAACACGTTCAGCATGCCACGGTGCAGTTCTGGCAAGTTGTAAATATCTGGAGCCATCTGCGCCATCTGGATCACAGCTTGGTACTGGATCACTCGCTGGCTCATTGTGGCTGCATTGGGGTCTGACACGGGGATCACGTCCACCATGTCATAGTCAGCCTTCTTCGCTTTGCGTGTGCCGTACTCAGGTGTGTACTTGTAGTCCGCATCGGTGTAGTCGCGGATGATATTCTTGATGAGCTTGAACTCTTGCTTCAGAGCGAAGTGCACACGCGCTTGCACAGCCGTCATCACCTTGAGCTGGCGCTCCAGCAGAGCCAACGTTGTACCCACGGGCGCATTCGCGCTCATGTCAGACACCTTCATGTCAGCAGTCGCGGCAAAGCGACGACCTTCATCAACGATGGTCTGCATCAGGTTGAACAGCGTCGCGCTTGGCTCCTTGTAGGGCAGAGGCAGGATGCTGTCACGGATGTTGCCAGACGCTACGTCGACGTCTCGCCACTCTCCCGGGGCAATCGGCGTGTCATCACCTTTAATCCGAAGCCCTCTGGACTTGAGGCCGCCGGGAAGATTAGATAACGTTCCTGCGTCAACCAGTTGACGCATAAGGCTAGTGGCTGACTTGGCAAAACCGCCGATGAGGTGGAAGAGTCCAAAACCATAAGCTCCAAATCCGGGGATGTATTGGTAGTGGACGAAGTGTTGTCGTTTGAGTCGAAGGTCATCATCTTCATTCCAGTTGCGGCGTATGGACAGAATGTCATTTGTGCCCTTAATGATGGTTACAACGTATGGCAACATGATGCCGGTCTCTTCGCCAGAGTCGTCCTTGTCCTCGTACCCGTCAAGGTTCAAGTCAACGTGGCACTCATACAAAGTGTAGCGATCGTCGTTCAGGTCATTGAAGCCCGTCTCTTTATCCTTGGCTTTCTGAATGTCCGTGCGGTCTTTCGGTGCATCAGGCAGCTCGATGTCCAGATAGAACCCCGCTTGCTGGAGTTTGACGATCTCGTTCTTGGTCTTACGCATGACGTGCGTGATGCGATGGCAAGTGTCCATGTCTGTCGCGCCGTAGGGCAGCAACATGTCTTCTGCTGGAATAAACATCGACACCTGACGGCCAAGACCGGGGTCGTAGTACACCTTCTTAAATGCTGAACCTGTAGCTGGCAGTGACCAGAGCATGCGCTCGTGCTCAGCGCGGTACTCGACCATGTTCTCGGTCAACTCGTAGTTCATGTCGTCCTCGACATTGATCGCAATCTCACGAGTCTCGGGGGTCTCTTTGCCAAGAATCTTAGTACGAACAGGTCCCTGCGCAGGGAACGTCTCGGTGATTGTCTCGGCTTGGAAGCGCACAACGGCTTCGGTAATCATCGGGTGGAACACACCGCAAGCGCCTTGCCATGGCTCCGTGCGCTCCTCAATCTGAAGCCCAAGCAGCTTCAGACCGTCAACGTAAGTCTTCTCCCACTCTTTGCGTGAGCCCTTGTCGTTGTCAATGTCAGACACCAAGTCACCAGCCAGCGACTGCAAGGCACCATCGTCTATGTACTCGGCTAAGTTGTCACCAAAGCCTTCTTCGTCTTCCTCGCCGGGCTTGATCTGGATTTCCAAACCGTCTACGCCGATGTTGACTTCTTCGGGATCAACAATCTCAATTTCAATTTCGGATTCGTCCTGCGCCAACTCTTCAATACCAGTCGGTTGCTGGTACAGCGCTTTGTCGATGTTCGTTGCCATGTGTGTTCCTAGTAATATTCGAACTTCTTACGGCGGAAGAACTGGGGTTCGTCCTTCTCATCCGAGTCCAGAGAAATAAAGCCACCTTGCCTGAAGCGTAGCAGCGCCTGTGTTGTCGTATCCACGAAGTCGTCGTGCTCCCCAACTGGGAACGCCGCCATCTCTTCAATTACCTCGCGTGCCCAGCGGGTGTCCGGTGCCCAGACTTTACCACTGCTGAATAAATCCGCAACTGCATTGACACGCACCATCTTGTCGTTGCCACGGGACGGGCTGAACTCTTGCACCGGTATACCCATGTTGCGCAACTCTTGGATCAACGGCGCTCCGGCCGCCTTCTTCTCCACAATGAACGCATCGGGCTCCCACTCTTTGTAGTGCTTGAGCGCAACAGTCTTAAGTTCAGGGAAAGCCATCCTGTCTTTGAACGCATCCAGCAAAATTAGCTGGGGCGTGTCGTTTTCTTCCTCGTTGTAGAAGATACCCCACGTCGTGCAGGCGCTGTAGTCGGAGTTGTTCTTAGTCTCAAAGGCTGTATCCCATGACTGGATGATGTATTCACACGTTGGTGGCTCGTCACCCTCCCAAATGCGCCACATCTTACGGCTCACGATGGCAGAGTTCTCTGATGTTGGCTGCTGCATGTACTGCGCGTTCCAATACCGGGGGTCAAGCGACGCTTTTGTAGCTTTCAATGAGGGGAGCGGCCACTGCTCTGGCCAAAGTGACTTCTCTTGCTCCGTATCTTCGTGCAAGATGGCGGGCAACTCCACAATCTCCCACGGAACAGCTTCAGGGTTCCTTGCTTGGTACTCAACCAAGCGCCCAGTCAGGTCCAAGAGCGACCATCTCGTCATAATGACTATGATCGCACCGCCCGGCATCAGACGTTGTAGCGGGCCCGTCTGGAACCACGACCATGCGGTATCAAAAGCCAGTCGACTATTGGTTTTAACGTCTTGCTCCGAATGAGGATCATCAATAACGAACAAGTCAGCACCGCGACCAGCAAGAGCGCCGCCGACACCAGCAGCATAATACTGACCACCAGCACTTGTAGACCACTTACCAGCAGCCTTTTGGTCGTCCGCCACCAAAGTTTGGGGGAAAACTTCACGATATTCCTCCGAGTCAATCAAATTTCGCACGCGCCGACCGAAGTCCTCCGACAGACCCGCAGTGTGCGTGCCCATGATGATCTTCTTATTAGGGTATTTACCTAGAAAGTACGCAGGGAACAGGTAAGAACTGAACTCAGACTTACCCATACGTGGCGCGATGTTGATGATGACCCGTTTTTTCTTGCCCTCCACGACGTCCGTGAAGATTTTGGCAAGCTTGCGGTGGTGCGGTCCGATCTTAAACCCGGGATAGACCGCTTGGGCAAAGCCCAGCATATTTGTATTGGCAGCTTGCAGCCGTGCGCGGCGCTCTCTAAGCTCTAAATCGTCAAGCAACTCAATCTTGTCGTTCAGACTCATGTGCGGAAGCGCCTTCTGGATCGCCTCCAGCTCCACTTTACTGATGGACGTGAACTGCTCAAGATTCATCTTGGCTATCTTCCGTGCTTTCTGACCCACCATTCTGCGCTTCTGGGATTTCATCTGGGCGGTCGGAAACGTCCACCACGTCTATCACTCCCATGAACTTGGCCAACTTATCCTTGATGCGCTGCTCAACTTCAGCGTCAGTCATCTCGACTTTCTTGACCTCAATTTGTTCAGTAAACAGGCCCACTTCCGTTACTTTGCCCAGCAGTCCTA